GTTCAACGTCAATTATATTATACTCAATAAACTTCTGCCAACCTTTTGTATAGAAGTCCTTAAATGTATCATACTCACTGTGGTCTAACTTCTTCTGACCAAGTTCTACACTTGCAATATAATCAAGTCGATATGATTCTTGTGCTTTATAAGTAAACTTCTTATAAAGATCAAGATAATCAAGTTGAGTTACACCACCAACATCAAATGTGGTATGAGTTCTACCCATAATATGAACTTCACCTTCACTCACCAATCCCCAAGGTGAGAATCTCTTCATCAACTTCTCACCAAGAACCCTATTAAGACGCTTACAAATATATGGAATATCATATAGTTGAATATTCCATCCAGTAATCACATCTGGAACATCCTGCATCCAATAATTAATAAACGAACTTAATAGAGCGTGTTCAGATACACAGTGGTGATATGTTACATCCTTCCTATTATTCTCAAAGGGTTTAACTCCCCAAGTAACGATCTGCTTAGTAGTATAGTCTTGTATTGTGATTGCCAGAATTTCTTCTGAACACGATTCAACATCAGGGAAACCTTGTTCAGACGCAACCTCAATATCCAAAGTAACAAGCTTAATTTTAGATATGTCAAACTTGATTTCATCCTCTGGGTATTTCTCTGAAATATATTGGTAAATATACCTGTCATTCCCATATATCTCAAATCCCTCAATATCCTCATACTTCTTATAGAAGTCACGACAATCCCGTACCGTTCCTGGATTAATTGCTTCAACTGCTTCACCATTCAACGTTTTATATTTAGTCTTCTTTTTAGATTTAACAAATAAAGTAGGAAAAAATTCATCCCTATGTTCATACCTTCTTCCATTCTCAACGCCACGAACCAGAAACTGATTCCCGATCAATTGAACATTGGTGTAGAATTTCATTATTTAAGTAGACTCAATAGGTGGATTGGGTGGAGTAGGTTGAACTGCTAAAACAGGTTTAAGAAGTCTTTCATATTTCTCAAGTAATGTAGGTTTAGGATCTACAAGTGTAAGTATCTTATCAGATGATATCATAAATTCATTCTGATTCGTAGATTCCACCAACCAAGGAGTTAAAGTATCATTCTTTCCAACCACCATTGGTTCAGTCAATTTACAGTCAGGTTCTCCTGGTACTGCTGCTGGCATTTCCTCAATCTGTGAGACCAATTTTAGATTGTTGGTCAGAACTATCAGTTGTATCGGTTTTTCCATTTTCTTTTAATACCTGTTTTTTGTACATGTCAAGAACTTTCTCTATTGGTGAGAACATAGTTACCACCCATTCTGTAGAAAGTGGAACTTCTTTTTCTTTTGCTAAAGGAGCCCACGGATGCATCCTGATTCTCACCTCTGATGATCCTTCAATATTTGAATCATCCTCTTCTGCAGTTAAAGGAGCAGCACTCATCAATTTAAC